CCTTTTTCAGGCGGCTGAAATCGCCCGTCACAAGGTCGATGATCAGCAGGAGCGCGCCGGCAAAAATGTTCTTGATCGCGTCCCAGACACCCGAGAAAAACGTCTTGTATCCCTCAAGGATCGGGCGAAGGAAATCGAGCATCTTCCTGAACGCACTGGTCAGTCCGTTCGAAATGTCACCCCATACTTTCGTCAGGTACGACGATATCCCGTTCCAAAGATCGGTGAAAAACTCTTTGATCGGCTCCCAGTTTTTAATGATCAGGAATGCGGCTGCGGCAATAGCCGTAATAGCAGCAATTGCAATACCGATTGGTCCGGCCAGTCCTGCGATAGCGGTTCCGACTGTTGAGATAACGGGTGCGATCATTGCGAACCCAGCCGCGATTTGCGGCAGAAATCCGATAAGCAAAAGCATCGGCCCGGCGATGAGGGCGAGCGCAGCCACGAGCGCACCGATCACAGCAACGGCGGACTGGACACCCGGCGGAAGGCTGTTGAAGCCGTCCACAACAGTCTGAATGATTCCCGTGAGCATCCGAAGCGCCGGAATCAGCGCCGAGCCAATCGAAATCTGCGCCGTCTCCAACGACCCGCTCAGTTCCTCCAGCGCACCCTTAAACGTATCCATCTTTTGCGCAGCCACGTCAGCGGCGGAGATTTTCGACATCGCCTCTGCCATGCTGTTGATTCCGGCTGCGCCTTCTTTGTAGAGGATGTTTGCGGCGCGCACCGCGTCGGCCCCGAAAATCGTTTGAAGATATTGCAATCGCTGCGCGTCGGTGAGGTTAATCATGCTCTTACGTAAGGTGTCAGCCATTGTTGCCATGTCAACGAATTGACCGTTGGCATCGACAAAAGCGGATCGGACGTACCCGATGCTTTCTTCGATTTCTTCAAACGCTTTGGAAAACGCCGAGGTTCCGCGTTTGGCAATACCGGACTGCTCAATATAGTCGCCGATGGCCTTGCGAATGTCGCTCAACGATGTGCTTGCGGGCGTTATCCCCTTCTCCGCAAGCCAGTTGAACGCTTTTTCTGTCTCATATACGAACAAGCCCAGGTCCTCAAAAGCGGCTTTCGCTTCCTTCGTGTCCGGTTGCAGACGCATGAGCATCGTCTTGAGTGACGTACCTGCGTCCGAACCTTTCAGACCGTTCTGCGCGAAAACCGCCAGCGCCGTCGCCGTGTCCTCAAACGAGAGCCCGACGGCAGAAGCAACCGACGATACCTGTGCAAGACCGTAACGCATTTCTTGCACGCTGGTCGCGGAAGCATTGGCGGCGCCGGCAAGGATGTCCGCTGCCTCTTGGACGGAAATCGCATCATCACGAAACGCATTCAAAACCGTAGACGCAATTTCTGCAGCATCCGCCAATTCCAGTTCACCAGCCGTGGCGAGCGTTAGCGCACCGGCCAATCCGCCCTCAAGGACATCCTGAACACTGACACCGGCTTTGATGAGCTCCTCAATCCCACGGGCGGCTTCGGTCGCGCTGTATTTCGTGTCAGCACCCATGACCAGCGCGAGATTCTCCAGTTCATCACTGAATTGCTTGACTTCATCCGGCGCCATAACACTGAATACGTTCGCCATCGCCTGCTCGAATTCGGCTGCTTTTCCGACGGCCACGCCGAGACCGGCGGTGATCGCAGCGCCTGCGGCTGTAACAGCTGCGCCGAGTCTCTTCGCTTGATCATATGTGTTGCCCATGGAGCGCTTCGCTTCTTCGAACGCTTCCTGGTAGTCCTTGCCCAGCTTCGAAACCTGCTCACCTTGATCCTGAACCTCGCTGGTCACTTCGGAGAGCTGTTTTTCAAGCTTCTGCAGCTCCTGTTCGGTCTTGACGACCTCGCGCTGAAACGCCCGATATTGCCCCTCGCTGATCTCGCCACGGGCAAATTGCTCATTGACCTGTTCCTGCACAGCACGCAGCCGATCGAGCTTTTGCCTCGTGTTCTCTACTGCTTGCGAAAGCAGTTGCTGTTTCTGCGCGAGTAGTTCTGTATTTGATGGGTCGAGCTTGAGCAAGCGCTCGACCTGCTTGAGTTCGGATTGGATGTCTCTTGATTTTTTGTTGACGTCGCTGAGGGCTTTCGACAGCCCCGTTGTGTCGGCACCAATGACGACGTTGATACCACGGATACTTTCTGCCATCTACTCGCCCTCCCTCACATGCGGTAGAATGCGTCAATGTCTTCCTGCGTCGCCTCGCGCGGCTCGTCAGGATCGTCACCCATGTAGGCATAAACCAGATCAAAAAAGTCCTGCACGGTCAGCATATCGAGCTCCTGCAAGCTGAGCCCGATCCGCCGAGCCAATGCCATGATGTTGATGTCTGCCCGATCGCACCGGTTGGGCGCATCACCCTTTGGCCGCCGGTGCCACGGCCTTGTTTCGACGAAAAAAGATTTTTGTTGCCTCTTCCATCGCCGCAGTCAGCAGCTCGGGGTCAAAAACGTCGAGCTCCTCATGCTCCTCGAGCCAGCGGGTGAATGACGGGAACTGCCCGCCCACGCCGGCAGCCGTCCGCGCCAGCGTCCATACCAGCCGAAGGATCGCCACCGAATCTAGTTTGCTCAGGTCAAGTCTGGACGGGTCGACCTCGGCACCGTTCGAGAACGCCTGAAACCCGGCCAGCCCCGTCATCATGGCGACCATGTCGCCGAGCAGGTCCCGGCCAAACTCCTGTTGATAATGCAAGAGGCTCAGGGCCGATCCCCTGAGCCTCAGCGTCTTGTCGCCTATCGTGATTTCGCGCATGTGTTACACCTCCGGCGTAAATGACGGTGTGTAAACCGCGCTAAAGAAGCTGTTATACGCCGTTTGATTCGTGTCCGACAGCTCCATCTCACCCCGGACGATCATTTTGCCGTCAATCTCGATGGGCGAGATCGTGAGGTTGAGCACGTCCGTGTTCGGCGTGATCGACTCGGCTTTCGTCGTCCGCTCCTTCGCAGGCCGGGACGCGATGCAGTCGTAATACACAAACCGGCGGTTACGCTTGTCGCCTTGCACCTGCGCCATCAGCGCAAAGTGCTTCGGCATGGCGTCGGATACTTCAACCAACATGCCGTTCTCGTCGATCTCCCAGCCGAGCATCTCAGCAAGGATCGCATCCGGCACGTTCGCCAGTTCCAGCTCGCCGGTGTAGCCGTTGTTCGCGGTGTAGCTGAAATACAGCGTGTTGTCCGCGTAGAAAGTGGTCGACTCACCGACAGCCGTCGGCGTCCAGCGCACGGCGCCCGGGATTGCCACCGGTGTTTTCCATGCCGGTTGCTCCGGTGCTTGATCGTCGAAAAAGGCGATATGGACTTTTTCAAGTCCAAAAGTCACTTTGTTTTGGGACATTCTGTTACCCTCCAATCAATTGAGTTTCATAAATGACCTGAAACAGCCGCTCGTCTTCGATGTACGTCTCGATCTTCGAGTACGGCAGCCCGAGCTCCTTGAGCTTGTTCTGGACCGCAGCCTCTGCTGCCGGGTCTTTGTGATCCGTGTACAGCTCGATTTGGATCACCGGGATGCCGACGTAGTTGATATTGTCGGCCATCACGTCCGAGCTGTACGCTTCTCGGTACGTGATAAACGGCGGCGCAGGTGCAGGGCTCTGCGGTGTATCGACAAAATGAGAGTAGGCGACCGGATACCCGATCGCCTTCAACGCTTGATTCAGTTCCACCAGAGTCATCAATCACCCTCCGTTCCGGATGATCGCACGCACCCGCTGCTGGAACGACTCGATTTCCTTGTCAGCCGCCGGACGGATGTGCGGTCGTTCGGCGACGCGACCTCCGCCGCGTTTCGCGTGACCAAACTCTAGCAGATGAGCGAGCCAGGGTTTCTTGCGATTGTAGACGACATAGCGGATCTCGCCGTCTCTGCCCTGCTTTTTCCGGGCCCAACCTTTCGCATACTCGCCAGTCCGGCGAGGCGAGCGTGCGCGAATCTCTTTGACCAAACGTTGACTCGTCTGGTCGGCCTCGCGCTCGATGGCTGCCGACACGTCCTCGGTGTACTCCTTCACGGCCAGCGTGATCTCGGCGGCAAGGTTGTCGATGTTGATGCTAGCCATTGCCGATCACCCTTTCGCAGGTGAGTTCGATTTCCTCGATGCCGGTCTGGTACGTGCGGATCACACGGTACCGTTTGCCCTCGAACTCCACGATCCGCTCGCCGCTGTACTCGTAGGCGTGAACCGTGAAGACGTACTCCGGCCGCAGGCCCGCCGCGGCTCCGCTATAGAAATCATTCCGGCCGGCTGACTTGACCGAGCACAGGATCGTCGTCCTGGTCTCGACTGGCCGCTGATTGCCGATTTCATCTTCCTCGATCGTCTCGCCGATCAGCGTCAGTTCGTGATCATACGTCACCGGCACCACCGCCCGCCGAGATGATCAGGTTGTGCAGCCGATACTGCAAATGCCGCGGCATCGCGCCGGACTCGTCTCGGGACTGGTAGCGCCACGTGGCGTAGTCGACGACGAACATCAGGTGATGAGCGTCGTCGTCATTCAACGCGATGCCCTTCTCATTCGTGAGCTCGTCGATCACGCCGGAAACGATAGCGGCCAGGTAAGTGTCCCTGACCGCTGTGGTGATTCCAAGACGCGCTTTGACGAGCGCGAGAATTTGCTGTTCGTCCATGCGGATCACCCGCTATCTTTGCGCTTGCGCTTCGGCTTCTCCGGTTCAGACGTCCTGCCTTCTTCGTCCGCCACGTACCCCAGCACCTGGAGCTCTTCGACCCGGTCACCGTCGTACTCGTCACCGGCGCGGTATGTGCGCTTCGTGATCTTGCGCCGAAAATCTTTCAGCACCTTTGCCATCGATTACACCTCCGGTACCGGATCGGTGATCGTCACCAGCGCGAACGCAGCCGGCTTCGTCGGCTTGCCGTCGAAGCGACCCTTGCCCCGGAAAGCCATTTGGTCCTCCGTGAATTTCACGTGCTCGCTGCGGTCGATCGTGATGTTTTCGCGTTCGACCAGCGTGTACTGCGAGAAATCGCCGAACAAGACTTGGTCCGGGTCCATGAACTGGCTGAACACGACACGCAGACCGACCAGATCCGGCTGCCGCAGGTTCGGCAGCTTGCCGACCACGTTGCCGCTGGAA